GTTATCACCTATCATCAGTGCATATAGACCACATGAGCCAATACCAACAAGAGAACAATTAGGTGATCCAATACAACAAACTTCGGTGTTATCACACCTCTGGGATGATGACCCTACATGCAATCCTTTCACTATGTGATAAGGTGTCATTGGTAGATTTACCCCTTGAAAACACCCATAAATAGTGGGTTTTGTATAAAAAATCAATTAAAAATGGCTAAATAAATGTTATTGAGTGTTTTATAGTTATCAACAATGGCTGTGGAAAAGTAAGGTTAAATGTGTGGATAAGTCAATATATCTGTGGAGAAAGTATCAATTAAGTCCTTATAAATGGCTGATCTTATTTGTACTAAGACCTGATAAATGCCAGATCTTATAGTCATCTAAGGCCGTAGTCTATCACGGGTTTCTGATACTGTCAACCCCCAAATCCTGTCAAATCAGTATCACTTATCTGTAACACTTTGAGGACTTCATAATTACTCACCTCGGAATGTCCCCTATAGTGTAACCAAGGCAATCACCGATGACTTCCTATCAACAACTGCTGAAGGCCATTGATGACATCCAAGCCACAGGTAAGAAAGCAACAGTTACTGTGCTACCTTCAGCTGTATCTCGTAAGCGCAAGTCGCTGCTTTGATTCACACACTATTCACCACTAATTTACATTCACATTATGACATTCCGTTACGCACTTTCCGTCCTTGAAGAACAGTATAACGCCACTTATCGCGGCTCTAAGACTGTTGCCGAGATGTGCACATCTTTGACCGATTGGATCAGCTGGGAGAATGAATCCCCTGATGCTGTCTACCATCAGTTTGAAACTGTTGAAGGCCCTAATCAAATCGTAGCTGAGAAAGATGTTATCAACCTTGCAAAACACTACGCTAAGTGACATTAACTCACACGGGCCGAGCCATATAAGCCCCCCTATATAAGGCCCCTTATATAACACTCACTACAGTCCGCAATGACTATAAACTACGACACACAAAACACACACTAACTAACACTTTCACTATGTCTCGCGATCTTCTCCTCGGTCTCATGCGTAAGGGCAAGACTGGCAACGAAATCCTTGCAATCCTTGATGCCATTTGTAACAACGAAGAACCCGCAATCACCAAGGCCGAGCCAACACTCGAAGAGCTCACATTCTGAGAGGTAGGAGTGGCTAACTCAGAGAACAGTTAGCCACACTTAGTCGGTAGACAGAGTGTTAACGAAGTGGGGTCACAGTTCTTATCAGATAGTGGCCCTACAGTTCTTTATACATTGTGGCATTGCAGTTAGCCACACTTAGTGGGCCACAGTTGTTGACACTTAAGCCGGCTATATGTTAAAATACAGTGTGGCGAATTCGACAGTGATTTGGGCCCTTATGTGATACCGCGATCCGCGCAAAGCGGTATAAGGTGATTAAGGGTTATAAGGTTATAAGGTATTGCCCCCCCTCGCTCAAAAAAGGCAACTTCCCTAACCTACAACGACACGAAAACGGCCTTGCAATATTGCCCAAATAAAAAAATCTCCCAGGTATAAAAAGGTTAAAAAAGGTCGAGGGCCCATATATAAGTTGTATGAATGGTTACGTGTATGGAAAAAATTTCCCCAGAAAAAATTTACCACATATACTTGAAGGATGATTGTGTATTACATAGTTTACAGGAAGAGAACTTCAAGACAAGTTGGGAGTTACTGAATACCTTGGTCGGCCTAATGAAGACTGACTATAAAGCTGAGGATCTCTCATATGAAGTAGTAAATTTACTAAAGACGAGAGAAGAACACAGCTATTGATGTCAGGAAAACCGAAGTATTTTTCTAATTGACAGAGGTATACATAATTGGTATAATGAGAATTGAAATGGAGTGATTCTAATTCATGGCAAAAGGTTTTACAGTCAAAGCTTCATCACCAAAGGGAAAGAGTGATGGTCCTGAGTGGGACTATGAGGCGATCAAAGAAAGGATGCGAGGTAAATCAATTGTATTTTGTTTACCTGGAAGGGGATGTTCATATACGTTCTTAAAGAATTTTGTACAGTTATGTTTTGATCTTGTACAGAATCAGATGAGTATTCAGATCAGTCAGGATTACTCAAGCATGGTGAATTTCGCACGATGTAAGTGTCTCGGCGCAAATGTTCTGAGAGGGCCTGACCAAATTCCTTGGGATGGCAAATTGAATTATGATTATCAGTTATGGATTGATAGTGACATTGTGTTTACCAGTGAGAAATTCTGGCAATTATGTGACCTCGCGGTAAACTCTGAAGGAGAGCAAAAGGAAATTGTTGCCGGTTGGTATTCGACTGAAGATGGACGCACAACCTCTGTTGCACATTGGTTGGAGGAAGATGACTTCAGGAATAATGGTGGAGTCATGAATCATGAGATGGTTGATGGTATTCAAAAACGTAAGAAACCATTTACTGTTGACTACACTGGTTTTGGATGGGTGATGATTCAGAATGGTGTCTTTGAGAATAAGGACATGAAGTATCCATGGTTTGCTCCTAAGATGCAAGTCTTTGAAAGTGGTGCAGTTCAGGATATGTGTGGTGAGGATGTATCATTCTGTCTGGATGCAATTGAAGCTGGATATGAGATCTGGTGTGATCCACGAATTCGAGTTGGACATGAAAAGATGCGAGTCATCTGATATTAATAGGGGGTTGACACACCCCCGGTTTTTCTCTATAGTATAAAGGTAATTAAAAAGGTTCTATGGCTAAGCTAAAGAAATCTATGACGGGTTCGGCAATGATCGAATCTTCTCCAAAGAATACTCGTCAAGGGAGTGGTAAACATACTAAGTATGCTGCAACGAGTCGTAACAAAGCAAGGAAACCTTATCGTGGACAAGGACGATAATTATAAACTAACAGTCAGGGATGAATGGGATTCTATTCATCCTTTTGATTTATGGATTTATAATAAATTACAACTCAGCCAGGTATTGGGATATACTTGTGGTCCAGCGGGACTAAAAGTACCCAAGCCTGGTTTTTATATTGTCAGACCATGTATTAATTTTATGGGTATGGGACGATATGCTCGTATAGAATATCTTGATAATGATATTGAGCATTTACATCCAGGTGAATTTTGGTGTGAGATTTTTGAAGGAGAACATATTTCAGTAGATTATTACCATGGGGAACAGAAACTTACTGTAAAGGGTCTAAGAGACACCCAGGACCCTCTGTATAAGTGGAAGAGGTGGTATAAGGTAGAAAGAGACCTAACTCTTCCTAAGATACTTTTAGATATAAGTTCTAGGTATGAATGGATTAATTGTGAATTTATTGGTGGTAAATTGATTGAGGTACATTTACGACGTAATCCAGACTTTAGATATAATAATCAATCAGTGGTACCTGTATGGGAAGGAGATAAAGTAGAATCATACATAGAAGATAATGACTATCGTAGGTTGGGGTTTATAATCGATGGATAAACAATTTTTAAGAGAGATCTACAATGATGTAAGAACTCCCAAGAATCGTAAGAAGGTTAACGAAGATGGATTTTATGAAGCAAGTGATAAAGACTGGGAAGAGTTCTGGGAAGATGTAAGTAAAGAACCTCAAGATTTGTTTGAGTAAATCTGTGGGGATACCCCTATAAATAAGAGAGAATTGTTGTATATTAATTAAGTGCCTGTCCAAAGAGTCAGTCAAGGTTTTAAAGACGTTAGTGCTACTTTTCAGATCAACCCATTAAATGATGATTTAATTGTGTTGAGAAATGAAAATGCTATTGCTCGTTCGATTCGTAATTTAGTTTTTACGATTCCTGGTGAGAAACCTTTCGAACCTACGATTGGATCTAATGTGACAAATTTGTTATTTGAGAATTTAGATATCTTGACAGCTAGTACAATACAATCGGAAATTGAAGATACCATCAATAACTTTGAACCAAGAGTTCTTCTAAGAAGTGTTGTTGTTACTCCAGACTTCGATAACAATGAGTTCAATGTCATGATTAAGTATGACATTACCGGTATTGATGTTCCAACACAACAATTATCCTTTGCATTACAACCCACTAGGTAAATGCCTTTAGTTAACTTTAGCAACTTAGATTTTGATCAGATAAAAACATCCATCAAGGATTATCTCCGTGCAAATTCAAACTTCACGGATTATGACTTTGAGGGGTCGAATCTAAGTACAATCATCGATGCGTTAGCATATAATACATACATCACTTCATACAATGCCAACATGGTATCGAATGAAGTGTTTATTGATAGTGCTACATTAAGGGAGAATGTAGTATCATTGGCAAGAAATATTGGATATGTTCCTAGATCTAGAAAGTCATCTGTAGCTAAAGTATCTTTCAGTGTAGACGTATCAAATACTACCGCAATCACTGTTACTCTTAAAGCAGGAGCTGTACTAACAACCAGATCAACAGGAGTCAATAGGACACGTAATTTTATATTCTCCATACCAAACGACATCACAGTACCAGTTGATTCTGATGGTGTCGCACAATTTGATAATATTGATGTATATGAAGGTACATATATTACTCAAACATTCACCGTAGATACAAGTAATCCAAATCAAAAGTTTATCCTACCAAACTCTGGAATTGATACCGATTTAATTCGTGTTGTTGTAAGAGATACTCAAGGTTCTACTGTAACAAGAAAGTTTGAACTTTTTAATAGTCTTTTTGATGTAACTGGATCTACAAGAGCATACTTTATTCAGGAAATTTCTCAAGAGAGATATGAACTTTTATTTGGTGATGGCGTATTTGGTACTAAATTAGATAATCAAAATTACATTGAAGCAAGTTATATAACCTCAAATGGTGCCGATGCAAATAATATTACCAACTTCACATTTATTGGAAATTTAGTTTCTAATAATGGAGCCACGATCAGTTCTGGAGTTTCAATTATAAACACAGATCAGGTTTCTGGTGGTGGAAAATCGATCGAGTCTGTAGAGTCTATCAGAAAATATGCGCCACAGATATATGCATCTCAGAATAGAGCTGTAACAGCTAATGATTATGAAGCTTTGATTCCACAAATCTATCCAGAGGCTGAATCTGTTTCTGCATTTGGTGGTGAGGATTTAACACCTCCATCATTCGGTAAGGTATTCATTAGTATTAAACCATATAATGGAGTATTCCTTTCAAGTGCAATAAAGAGTAATCTTAAACAACAAATCAAGAAGTATTCTGTAGCAGGTATTCAAACAGAAATTATTGATCTCAAGTATCTTTATGTTGAACCAGATTGTGAGGTTTATTACAACTCAAATCTCGCTCCTTCACCATCTTTTGTACAAGACTTGGTAACTCAGAATATTGCAAAGTACTCTGATTCATCTGAATTGAATCAATTTGGAGCAAGATTTAAGTATTCTAAATTCCAAAAAGTAATTGATAATAGTCACGAGTCGGTCACTTCAAACATTACCACTATTGGTATGAGAAGGGATATGGGAGTCGAATTAAATACTTTTACAGAGTATGAAATTTGTTTTGGTAATCAGTTCAATGTGAAGAATCATGGTCATGCCGCAGTATTCAATGGAACTTTAGTTGGTTATAATATTAAATCTTCTGGATTTAGTGTCAGTGGTATAAGTGGAACTGTATATCTGGGAGATAGACCTTCTGGTAATCTTAAACAAGGTACATTATTCTTGTTTAAATTGAATTCTCCAACTGAACCAATTATCGTAAAACAAAATGTTGGAACTATTGATTATGTAAAAGGCGAGATTAAACTCAATCCAATTAACATCATTTCTACAATTGTAAATAGGGGGTCTCCCATTGTAGAAATATCTGCTTATCCATATTCAAATGATGTGATTGGCCTCCAAGATCTCTATCTTCAATTGGATGTAAATAATACAACAGTTGATGTTATTGTTGATAACATTTCATCTGGAAATGATATCTCAGGAACAAACTACACTGTTTCCTCAAGTTATGGTTCTAATGTGTTGGTAAGAGGAAATCCTGTTACTACAGTATCATAAGAAACAACATCATCTAACTAATAAAAAGAACAAATGGCAGTAGATAGAGTCAAGTTTCAGGAAATTGTTTCAAGCCAACTTCCTCAATACGTAAAAGAAGATTTTCCTCTTCTTACAAACTTCTTGGAACAGTATTATGTTTCTCAAGAGTATCAGAGTGGTCCTGTAGATATTCTTGAGAACATTGACCAATATGTGAAAGTAGATGAGTTATACAATATATCCAATTCAACGACTTTAGTAGACGATATTAGTTACCTTGACACTACAATAAACGTATCAACAACTGATGGATTTGTTGATACTAATGGTATCATTAAAATCGATAATGAAATTATATTCTATAAGACAAAAACTTCTAACTCCTTTGAGAATTGTTCGAGAGGATTTAGTGGAATTACAACATATATTACAGTCGGTTCACCAGATGAGTTAACATTTTCTGATACTGAGACTGATATACATGATTCTGGTGCGATTGTTTACAATCTCAATGTACTTTTTCTACAACAGTTCTTTAAAAAATTAAAGAAACAAATTGCACCAGGATTTTCTGATAGAAGTTTTTATTCTGGATTAGATGAAAGAAATTTCATCTACAATTCTGATAGTTTTTATCAATCTAAGGGTACCGATCAATCATACGAAATTCTTTTCCGTGCATTATATGGAGAAGATGTAGAGATTATTCGTCCTTCTCAATTCCTTTTAACACCTTCTAATGCTGACTATAAGGTAACAAAGGATTTTGTAGTCGAATCAGTACAAGGTGATCCCCTCAAACTTAAGAATCTTACATTATTTCAAAAATTTAGTGGTGCAAGGGGATCAGTAACAAATGTACAACGTATTCCATACGATAACTATCAGTACTATCAAATCAGTATTGATTCTAATTTCCCAAAAGATACCGATGTAAATGGTACTGTTTTTGGTGAATTTAAACCGAATCCTCTCACAAAACTTATTAATAATGTAAGTATTGGTGATACTATTATTGATGTTGATTCTACAATCGATTTTCCAGAATATGGAAATTTAGAGACCGATGATGTGGATGGTAATCCTATAGGCTGTCTCTTATACACATCTGACGCTGCCGACGATCTACTCTGTGT